TGCTTTTTTAAGAATAGTTCCCGTTGTAGGGGCTACTACATCTAGTGCTTTTTGACCAGCTCCTTTAATTTTAGCTCCTGTAGTTGGAGGAGTCTTAGGACTTGCCCCAGCAGTTGGTTTATTATACCCAGAAGAACCTGTTCCTGTTACATTGTCTTTTGGTTTAGATGTGGTTGAAGGTTTGTTATAAGGATTCTTACTAGCACTTCCCGCAGATGGTGGAGACGGCTTGTAAGGAGATTGTCCTTTCGGAGCTGTTCCTGTTTTGGGTGCTGTTTTGGGTACTTTAGATCCTCCTTTAGCTGCTGTTTTAGCTAATCTAGCTGCTTTAAGTGCATCTTTAATCTTTTTTGCTATCGAGACTCCTTTTATGATTGGTGCTAATGCCATAATCATATAAATTTACAGCTATTTCAGACAAAGGCAACCGCTCAAATCTAAGCAAGAGGTTGGTTTGTTAGCACATTTGTAAGTTGTTTCATAGATCTCCTGCGCCTTGATCCCTGTACCTTGTCTCCTGAATCAAGAGGCTCTACAGCTACAAGACCATGACGTTGTCTTGCGACATCAATACAGATAAAGGCAGCATCAGCTAAGTCAGGAGATTTTCCTAACCGATTCTTATAATCTGGCTTGGATTCAAGCTTCATTCTAAGGGTAGAACCTTTGACCATATCGTACTTACGACCTACAACTTCTTGAGCTAACTCATTAGTAATACCAAATAACTGTTTAGTTCTACAGAATTCCTTACCCACAAACCAAAGTTCAGTAACTCGATTGACATACAGCTCATTACCTATCAGTTTACTATTAGTACTGACTCGCTTGTCAGATGCTTTTCCACCGAATGAAACACGAAGAATATCATCACCAAACTCAGCAGCAAGAATGTCAGCCAAAGGGCTACCAGCACCTGTGGAGTCGATTCCTAAATTGGCTGGGATTATCTTCCTCTTCTTGCACTCGTCCTTTATCTGCTGAACAATCTGGTAAGATCGGGGGACGGCTTTGTTGGTGGCATCGTCAGTAAGAGATATCGCTTCATCTAGCTGGCAAACAAATTGACCAGATTTATCATACCCAACATGACCAGTATAAAGTATTGTTCGGTCACCACCATTAGTAAAAGCAGGGTCACAGCCAGCAATAGGTGTAGGGGTTCCCTCCCATTCTATACTACCCATAGCTCCTGACTTAACTAACTCAGCGTCTGTGTAAACTCCATCGGTTTCATCAGAGTCAAAGAATACTGCACGTACCATTCGATAGTAACCTCTACTCTCTTGACCCAGCAGTGCTTTGTCTTCTTCTATCTTTTCTTCTGTAGGTAACCAAGGGTAGACTGTTTCACCAGCAATTATGTTAGGGGATCTTTCCCCATCATATCTTTTGTAAAGACCACCCCATTTTGTTTTCCAAGTTTCATCTATGTTAGGGTCAATAGAATCCCAGCCTTGTGCTGGTTCACTCCACTCACCGAAAGCATCCCAACGAGAAGCAGGATTTGATAAACCAACTAAACTAAATGATGGGTTCTTTGATAGGTTAGATAGACCTGCTTGTAGAATTGCTGTTGATAGTTCTGAAAGCTCGTCTGCAATCAAGATAACATTCTTTTGTTTGATACCGATAAACTTACCGACAGCTTCCCTAGTCTTACTACGTTCTGCTGCAATCAAACTCAAACCAGCTTTCTCTATCAGAGTCCCATTTTCATTTATATAAGCGACGTTACCAATAGAATCTCTTATCTTAAATGGTGCGCCTTCTAACACTGTTAGTAAACTGATGACAGAACCCCATATTCTTTTTCTCGCCTCACGTAACGTAGTCGATGTTAGTAGAACAAGAGTATCTCTTGGTGCAGCTAACCAGTTCAGGATTCCCCATGCAGCCATAGTGTGTGACTTACCAGATGAAGCAGCACCACCAATAGACACATACTTATTTTGTATAACAGCTTTTATCATACTCTCTGCCCAAGGATGTTTAACCATCAGAGGTTCAGGGAGTTCGTCATGATTCCATAGTTCATCACACAACCTCCAAAAGTAATACTCTCTTGCCTTATTACTTTTATGATTAGCTAACCCATACAACAAACCTGTTACTGTGTTTGTTGCATCTATACTCATCCCACCCACATCCATCTTAGATGTCTTCTCATCTATCCGTGGTTCATATATTCGTAAGGTACGTGTCATTTAATTTGAAAGCTATGTAAATATATAGTATATATTAAGTGCTTTGGCTTATAAATCTAAAAAATCTAAGCTGCTTAAACATGCTCTCGAAATGTATGAGCAGCAATATAAACTTGTTACTATTGCGAAGGAGTTAGGAATCAATGTGTCTACGCTCCGTAGATGGTTAAGGGATGAGGGTGCAAAACCAAAGAAAGATCCTCATGCAAATAACCCTTCTTTAAAAGAAGTAGAAGAAGTAAAAGAAAATAAAGATCCTTTACAAGAAACACTTGATGATAACCTAGAAGGTAAAACAGATGAGGCTATAAAAGAAGCTAAACTGGAAGCTCGTATAGATGAGGACAAGAAACTTATGGAGATTGCTCAATCACAATCATCTCCAGCAGAGAAGTATCAATCTTATGTAGCTGCCTCCGCTATAAAACTTCTGCGGGACAGCATGAAAAACCTTAGAGGACCACGTACAGTTAAAGAACTGTCTGAGCTAGATCAGTTAATACGTAGGAATTTAGGTTTAAATGCACGTACAGCAGGGGGTTCAGGTAAGTTGCAGATAGACATTAGTATTTTAAATAACGCAAAGGCAGACCGTGGTGATGGTGCTGTTAAAATAAACAAAGATAAAATAATAGATGTTGAGCCAGACGATGATAAATCCTGAAACAAAAGAAGACTTAGATAAACCTGTACTTCTATTTAGTGGTTTAGAAGATGCTTACATAGGCACGGTAGAACAATATGGTAGACCACCTGTTGCTTGTTACTCAAAGCAAATGACAATAGATTTATTACAAAAAAATTATAACCTTACAAAACAACAAGCTTTTGAAAGATATGAATATGAATACCTACAAACAAACTTTTGGGAGGGTACACCATGTTTCTTAGACGATCTATCGGAGTAATGTTTGAAGACAGGAAGGTTGAAGAAAACCCCTGTGTCATGGTACGTAAGGAAATAGGTAAAGATTTTACATACACTGTAGAACGTAGGTCTGGTACTTATTACAGAGTGATACCTAACTCAGCAAAAGAAGTATTTTATATACAGATGCTTGTCCCAAACGTAGATGCCTTAATACCAGAAGAAGGAGATGGTGTAATACTTTCTGCTAAAGCTATAGAACATTGTGATTATAGGAGTTGATAACGGACTCAACGGTGGGTTAGTCGCCATATCAAAACAAACAGGAGCTGTCATTGATAAGACAGTGATGCCTACACTTCATCGTTGTAAGAAACGAGAAACTGATACTCGTAAAGTATATGAATGGGTGATGGCACTCGAATCAGATTTTATCTTTGCTATCGAAGAGCCGTTGCACCATGCAAAGAGTTCACAAGCTGTTCGATCTATGGCAATATCATTTGGTAAATTGTTAGGACTAGCTGAAAGTAGGCAGTGGGATGTGCGCTGTGTCAAAGTACGTAACTGGCAAAAGGCTATGTTAGGTCACTTGTCTCCACCATATGATACAAAGAAAGCTGCATTAGGAGTAGCTAATATGTTAGCTCCTGAAGAATGTTGGTTGAAAAGTAAACGCTGTTCTAAACCTCACGATGGTATGGTAGACGCTTTTCTGATAGCTAGATACATACGGAAAGGTCATGCTTTAGTAGGATACGATAAATTGTAGAAAGTTTTTCTTGCCTTCAATTCAAGTTCTTTTACTATGTCTTAAATGAAAAACCTATTCCCCGCTCAGTCCAAAGTGGCTGACTTCTTTGAAGAAAAGCTAAGAGGAAATAAAAACACACTAGATTCTAGCTCTGTTGGTACTGGAAAAACAGTAGTAGCAGCCCATTTAGCTTTACGTTTAGAACGCCCTGTAGCTGTCATGTGTCCTAAAGCAGTGATCCCTTCATGGGAAAGGGAGCTAAAGGAAGTGGGTATTGATCCTATATTCGTACTTAATTTTGAAAAGGTAAGGACTGGTAATACCCCACATATGTCTAAGAGGGGTAAGAAGATAATGAACTGGAAAGTCCCTAAGAACACTTTGTTCTTAGTAGATGAGATCCATAAATGCAAAGGCCCATATACACAAAACGCACAGCTTGTTATAAGCCTAGTTAAGCAAGGGTTTCTAGTACATGGGATGTCAGCAACAGCGTGTGAAGATCCTACAGAGATGAGGTCTATCGGTTATATGTTAGGGCTACATAGCCTAGCTAAAACAGAAAATGGTTTATATAACTGGTTCAGTTGGATGAAAGCTAATGGGTGTTACCAAGATGAGTGGAATGGTTGGCACTTAGGAGCAAAGAGTAACCTCAAAAAGATACACGAAAAGATCTATGGTGTTATGGGAGCGAAGTTAACTGTAGCAGATTTCCCTGATT